ATGAAAATTGCAAATATCAACAATCTGTCTTTGGTCTCTGTTGCGATGGAGCGTTTGGTCAACCGTCAGGACGGTTTGCCGGGTTTGGGTGTGTTGTACGGCCCTTCGGGTTTCGGCAAGACGACGGCAACGGTGGCGGTGGCAAATGAGACACGCGCTTACTATGTCCAGCTGCGCAGCGCATGGAGCAAAAAGACGCTGTTGGAAAAAATCTGCTTCGAGATGGGCTTGCCGCCTGCCCGGACGGCGGCGGGTTGTTTGGATGTGATCTGCGAACAGTTGGCCGCCAGCCAACGTCCGTTGATTTTGGATGAGGCGGACTATTTGGTTACGCATAAGGGATTGGTCGAGCTGGTGCGCGACATCTACGAGGGCAGCCAAGCCCCGCTGATGTTGGTGGGCGAGGAGATGTTGCCGACCAAACTTAAGAAATTCGAGCGTTTCCACGGCCGCGTGCTGGCTTGGGTACCTGCGCAACCTGTCGATTTGGCAGACGCGGAAGAGTTGGCGAAGGTTTACGCGCCTGATTTGACGTTTGAAAAAGATGCGTTGGCTTATTTGGTGGATTTGGCGCACGGCTCGGTACGCCGCGTAACGGTCAATCTGGTCAATCTGTTGGAGCTTGCCAACCAGCAAGGCTTGGATACGGTAACGCGCGAGGTTTGTGCGAAAGCCGACCTGTACAAGGGCGAAGCACCTAAACGCGGGGTCAAATTATGAGCGTGACGACATTGACGAAGCCCCGCAACCGCCGACAAGAGATTTGGAACTGTCTGCGGGGCAATAAGGACAGGCTTCAGACAGTCTCTGAAATCGCCAAAGCCTGCCAACTGAGCGGGAATACGGTGTACGCGTATCTGAAAGCTCTTAATAAAGGCGGGTTTGTGTCGATACAGAAGGGTTCGGACTTTTGCAGACCGTACGGATACCGACTGGAGCGGGATGCGGGTGTGGATGCGCCCCGCTTGTCTGATGACGGTCAGCCGTTGAAATGTCCGGTAACGGAAGCCTTGTGGCGGACGATGCGGATTTTGAAAACCTTTGACTTGGACAGCCTGACGGCCCACGTCAATATGACACACCCTGTCAGCCGCAGTATGGCCAAGGTTTATGCTCAACACCTTGAAGCGGCGGGTTATCTGAAAAATACGGGCAACGCTCGGAAAAAATCGTTTGTCCTTTTGAAGAATACAGGGTCGAAAGCACCGCAGCTTCTGGCTGTCAGAGAGGTGTATGACCCAAATATAAACGAAATTGTATTAAGAGAGGTTCCTGATTATGAATGAAAAAGATTATATGAAAGAAGATTGGTACGCGGTTTTGAAGGAAGAGGTCGAGAAAGACGGACTGATGAAGACTGCGGCAAAACTCCGATACAGCGCGACAAGCATCAGTCTGATTTTGAACGGTAAATACAACGGCAAGCCTGACAAAGTGGCGGCGAAAGTGGCGGATGTGTTTCGCAAGGTGATGTGTCCGTTCGAAGGTCGACGGATGGAACGAGCCGAATGTATTGAAATCTCTCTCTCCCCCGCTCCGACGCATAACCCTATCAAAATGCAGCACTGGCGGGCGTGTCAAAAGTGTGAAATTAAGCCATGCGAGAAGCGTAAAAAGGTCGTCTGAAAACGTAATGCCTTGATACGGCTATATATTTTTTACCCTACGATTTTAATAAGTTATTGTTTTTAAAGGAAAACGCAAAATGCAAGTTTTGAAAAAAGTTGATTGGAAGATGTTTGTGGCGCGCTCTTTTTGGCGGTGGGTGCCGGTTGGTTTGACGGTCGGGGTGTGGTGTTTTGTGGGTGGAATGGCGTTGTATGGCTGCACCCAAGAAGAACCCGAACCGGTTGCGAAAGAGCCGACGAAGGTCGAGTCGATGGAAATACGAGCTGATTTGGAAGTTTTAAAAATGGAACGTGCCTACGAGGCAATCAGTGTGGAGCAAAAAATGGAAGGAATTGTATATGAATAAGGTTAGACGTAAACGGGGACTAAACCGAATCAAGAAATTGGCTTTGAAACGGGCAGTCGAGGAAATCCGCGCCAAATACGGCGAGCGGGCGATTATGAAGGGTTGGAAACCACAGGAGGTACAAAAATGATGGAAATTTGGATGATTTGGATGATTTTAGGGGCTGCGCTGGGCGCGGTGATCGGGATGTTTATCTACGCGGAGGGAATTTTGCTTGAAAACGAGCGTCTGCGCGGGATTTTGAGAGTGGAAGTCGCAGGACGGGAGGTATTGGAAGCGTGGATGGACGCGGCATACCGCAGCCGTAAAGGGGGGGGGAAATGTTAACCAAATTGAAACCCTGCCGCGTATGCAAACAAATGAAGCCTGAATCGGCGTTTGCGTGGACTTTGGACAAAAACGGGGTAAGGAAGCGAACCCAACGTTGCGCGAAATGTTGGGCGGAGCAGATGGAAAAGGAGGCTCGGGCGAATATGGAACGGCATCGAGAAGAACGCGGGACAAAGTTGGAATGGGGACGCCCTGCCGTCGCCCGCTCGGTTTGGGGCGACAGTTGGCCTGCCGCGCCCGCCATTATGGAGAACAAGCACTGGACGGCAACGGATACGCGCAAAGCGGATGCCGAATGGGCTTTGAAATTTAGGGAGCGTGTGAAATGAGCTTTAAAAGACGGAACAGCGATTGGCAGGCATGGGGACAACACCGCCGGCGAGCGACGAAGTTTATGGTGAAGCGAAACCGCGAACAGGCAATCGCGGAATATCAGGCGCAGTTTGAAGATCAGGACGGCAAAGGTCGTCTGAAAGAAGAAAAGGAAATGAAAAATGGATAAGCAGGCAGTTTTGGAAAAAATCAAAAAGTGTTTGGCTTTGAGTAAATCGGCAAATGAGCACGAGGCGGCGCAGGCAATGAAACAGGCTCAGGCACTGATGAAAAAGTATGAAGTTGATGCTGTTGATGTTGTCTTGTCGGAAGTCTCCGAGCGTGGCAGCGGTCGGAAGATGGCAGTTAAGCTGGCCGAATGGCAGTGGGCTGTCGCAAACATGATTTCCGAGGTGTTCGGGTGCAAATGTTATCAACAGGGAGATGCAATGGTTTTTTACGGTTTGGGTAACCGCGCCGAGATCGCTTCCTATGCTTTTGATGTGGTCTATCGACAGATTTCCGCCGCCCGCCGCGAATTTCTGAAAACCTGCCGAGCAAGAAAACCCTCAAACCGAACCTATCTTGCCGACCAGTTTTGTAACGGATGGATGATGGGGGCGTGGGGTGCCGTCAAAGCATTTGAGATGTCAGACGATGAAAAGGCGGTCATGGCTGACTATAAAAGAAAAAAACATCCACATATCGCCAAGGCGGTAGTTAGAGACGCCAAGTCGTCCAAACTGGACGGGAGTGCCGCGATGATTAATGCAATAGTCAAGGGGCATACGGCAGGGAAAAAAGTGCAACTGCACCACGCGATGAACGGCACGGAAGGCGTTAAACAAATTGGAGAGCGGAAATGAACGAAAAAGATTTAATCGAATGGCTCGAAGACCGTGGCGAGCTGATGGTCATGAAGAAGGACGGCGAGGGTTTTGTAATTGCCGCACGCGCGCCGGACGGGATTTGGAAAACGGCGGAAGCGGAAACTTTAGCTCGGGCGATAACTTTATGGGAGGAAGCGTGATGGACATTGAGCAATACAACCCTAAAAAGAGTCCGAAATATAGCAATTTTATTTATAGATTTTTGAAAAAGAACAAAAAAATTATACCGCATAGAGGAATGCCGGTTATCGAAAAGTTTGACACGTTGGGTATCTGGCGTATCGGATGGCATGACAGTGACGGATGGTTTACCGGTGCTCCCATCAGTTTTTTACCCAATGGCAAGGTAGAGATTTATGCATTTAAGCCAGGCGGACAAGTTGTCGAAAAAGTCGAATGGTGTGATTACAAACGTATTGGAGCCTGTGCTATTGACGGGTATGCGCATAAATGGCGTGAAGTTAATAAAAACAGTCGGTGCTGCGAATACTGCGGCCAATGGATACGACGGAAAGTTAAAACCGAGAAAGTTATTCGCCGCCGCGATATTTGGGAGATTGAATCATGATTTGCCGTTGTCCTAACTGCGGGGCGGCCAACAGCTTGGATAGTTTAGTCAGTGATGCTGAAGCAGCCGAAGTGCTGAAGATGTTGCTGGAGCTTGATGCTGATATCGGGAAAGCGGCGATACGGTATATCGGTTTATTCCGCCCTGCCAAATCCCAGCTCTCTTGGGCGCGTACCGCGAAACTGCTGAACGAGTTGCTACCGATGATTAAGGCGCAGGAGGCGGCACGTGACGGGGTTTGTTTTCCTGCCCCTACCGAGGCTTGGATTCATGGCTTTAGCGAGACGGTCAATGCACGCGACCAAGGCCGTCTGAAAACGCCGCTGAAGTCGCACGGATACTTATACGAAATCCTTGCGGGCTGGGTTAGCCAGCCAAGCGCAGGGAATCAGACAAACCAACCAAACCGCCGCGCCGCTCTGCCGGCCAACCCCAGCCAAACCCTTACCGCAGCCGCCTCGCTGCAAGGACTGAAAAAATGAAAGAACTGCCTACCCAACTGCATAACGCCATGATCGACGGCCTGACCATGCTTTTGACCCTGCGTCTGAGCGGTTCGCCGGCTGCCGATACTGTGGCCGCGACTGCGCAAACATGGAGCCGTGTGTTGGCGCACAGCCGGGCGTGGGACGAAGCGCGAGATGTATCGCGCTTTCAGACGGCCTTTATGGTGCTGGCGAATGAAATGAGCCGCTGGCCGAGTCCGAAAGACTTTTTAGACAAGCTGCCGCCACCGGCGGAGCCGTTGAAGCTGGAACACCATTACCACCCCACGGAAGAGGAAAAAGCGAAGGGAAAATCGGCTTTAAACCGCATTCAGGGCGTAATTAAAGAGGTGTTAAGAGGTAAGTCACTGATACCGTCTCCGGCTGAAACCGCCACCGAGCAGATTTTGAGAAACCGCGCAAAAGTTGAGGCACTTGCCAAGCGTGAACACGAACAAGGCTTGAGCAAGCCGAAATGTTAAACCCAACCCGAAAGGAAAAGAAAATGGCTAAACAACGTATCAAACAGGCGGCAATCGAAGCCGCACAAGACAAAACCGAGGTAACGGCGCATATCCGCACCATCGGCGACCTGAACCGCGAGATCAAACGCTTGGAAACCGAAGCGGGCGATAAAAAAGCGGTGATTGAAGAAGAATACGCCGCGCTTGCCGCGCCACTGAAAGCCGAATCGGAACGCCTGACCGCCGCCGTCGCCGCCTACTGTGAGGCACACAAAGACGATCTGACGGAGAACGGCAAGACCAAGACGGTGGATTTTGTGACGGGACTCGTCAAATGGCGTATCCGCCCGCCTAGCGTCAAGGTAACAGGCGTCGCCGCCGTCTTGGCTTGGATGTCTGAAAAAACAGCATATCAAAGCTTTATCCGCACCAAGCAGGAAATCGACAAAGACGCCATCCTGAATGAGCGCGATCAGTTTGCCAATGGCCAAGTGCCGGGTATTAAGATTGTGTCGGGACTTGAGGATTTTGTGATTGAGCCTACTGAGCAGGAGTTGATGTGATGGCGAAAATTGTTATTACGATACAAGACGAGATGCCAGTAAACGGCTTGCACGGCGTGACCATTAGTTATGACGGCGATTTGGAGCCGCAAGGCAAACTGACGATGGCGCAGATGACGGCTTATAACATCAAGAAATTGATGGATGCGGTTGAGTTTGAGACCGCAAAAAGGCTGAGTAAAGCAAACTGACCTACGGCGGGCATCAGTCCGCCATTTTTGAAAAGGATTTAGATATGTGGTTTAAACAAGTTACCCCATTCTGCTTGCCGGAATTGCCTGAAAAACGCTTTTTAGATGAATCTCTTGGAAATAGTTGGTTTACCGAACCACAGGGCTTGGACTGGTTTTCCGAGGGCTTCACCCACCCGACTGCGTTTACCGACCTTGCCGTGTTTGAAGCGCAAAAGACTATGCTTATCGCACTGAAGCGAGAAGAAAAAGTATTGCCGGCTGAAGCCATCAAGCATAAATTAGATCAAAAAGTTGCCAAAATCCAAACTTCCGAAGGCCGTAACGTCGGACGAAAAGAAAAAATGGAATTACGCCAAGCTATTATCGACGAGCTGCTGCCCAAAGCCCTTACAAAAAGCAGCCGCACAAATGGTCTGCTGGCTAAAGGTTGGTTGTGGACGGATACTGCCAACCGCCGCAAGGCGGAAAACCTGTTGACCAAGTTGCGCGAAGCCCTTGGCGGCTTGTCTGCTCAACATCCGTTTACCCGTCAATCGCTGGCATCATTGATGACCAATTGGCTGTTGCAGGGCGAAGCTCAGGGGCGGTTTGTGTTAGATAGTGATGTTACCCTGGTCGGTGTGGGCGATGTTGCTCCCAAAGTTAAAATCAGCCGCAAAGACCTTACCGCCGAAGATGTGGTACAACACGCCAAAAACGGCATGACTGTAACCGAACTTGGCTTGGTATGGGGTGGCCGCGTAGCATTTATCCTGACACAGGATTTAACGCTGAAACGCATACAATGGCTGGACGTTGTGCAGGAAGAAGCTGAAGGCAGTTGCGATAATGCGGAAAGTATGGCTTATGCCACACAACTACTGATGGAGGCTGCACTGAGTGCGATTCTTGGTGAGTTGGTGGATTTACTGGGAGGTTGGCAGGAATGATGGAGGATTGGGACGTTTAAAGCTGGATTAAAGGCCGTCTGAAATGGGGTTTGAAACCTGTTTCAGACGGCTTTTTTATGTCTGTCCGTTTCGCAAAAAAAAACAGTGGCTTACTACAACATATAGTATATTATCTGTATAATATGCGTTAATTAATCAATATATTGTGTTTTAGGGGTTTGAAATGCGCCGTGCGTTGATTGCGAAAATTAAAATCGCTCAAAAAGAGCTTGGTTTGGATGATGCGACGTATCGCGCGGTCTTGGAGCGTGTGACGGGTAAGCGGTCGTGTACTGAGTGCAGTATCCCTGAGCTGGAGCGCGTGGTCGAGGATTTGCGCCAACATGGGTTTGCGCCGAAAAAAACGGCGGGACAACGGCCGAACCGCCGCGAGTCTGCTGACCCGATGATGCGCAAAATCGAAGCCCTGCTGCTGGATAACGGCTGGTCTTGGAATTATGCGCACGGTACGGCGAAAAAGATGTTTAAGGTTGACCGCGTGGAATGGTTGTCCGACGGCAATATGCACAAGTTGGTGGCGGCTTTGCAGATTAGTGCGAACCGCAAGAAAAAGGAGAAAACGGGATGAGCTTAAATTGGGAGATGACGGAGCAGGATTTTGAGGATGTGAAACATCTGCTGCCGCATAGTGTGGTGGCGCTGATTACGGTTATCGGGCTGGAGGCGGCGTTTCACATGGTTAAGGTTTGGGGCGGGACGAATTACCCGATTTCCAACCGCCGCCGCAATACGCGCCAGAGCCGTATCTTACACGAGCAACTGGTCGAGGACATCGGCGAAGAAGCGGCGGGACGGTTGGAGCGTGCTTATGTCGGGCAGCCTTTCCTTGCCATCCCGCGCTGCTGGGATGCGATGCGCGAACTTCGCAACCGGTTTATCCGCCGCCAATATGATGCGATGAGCGCGGAAGGTTTGAGCGATTTGTTTATTGTACGCGAGCTGGTGTTGGCGCATAAGCTGTCAACGCGAAATATCCGATACATTCTGAAAGAGGCCGACCGCGAAGCGGCGGCAAGGGCGCAGGCTGATTTGTTTGCGGCATGATGGTTTTGTTTTCCTTGTGTGTTTGAGTAGACCTTTTTTCCCTGCCTTCGGGCAGGGATTTTTTTTGCCTGTATTACGCTGAATGCAAGCCTGACGGGGTTTGGGAGTCGTCTGAAAAGGTTTAATGGGGTTTTCAAACTATCCTTTGTTTTTAAATTATCCATTTGAGGTATGTATGGCTCAACAAAAAGAACTCCCTTGGGTGGCTGAAGCGCGAAAGTATATCGGCCTCGCTGAAGTCCCCGGTAAAAACCACAATCCGACCATTTTGAACTGGCTTCATGGCTTGAAAGCTTGGTGGAAAGACGACGAGACACCGTGGTGCGGCGTGTTCGTCGCTCATTGCCTGCGAATCGGCGGGCGAGACATCCCTAAGGATTGGATGCGCGCCAAAGAATATGCCTTTGCCGGTAAACGGCTTACCAAGCCTGCTTACGGCTGTTTGGTGGTGTTTACACGTCAAGGCGGCGGTCATGTTGGTTTTGTTGTCGGCAAGGACAAGGCGGGCAATCTGTTGGTTTTGGGCGGCAATCAAGGCAACCGCGTCAGCATCGCGGCATTTCCGACGTCCCGCGTGGCTGCGTATGTATGGCCGTCTGTCGGCGGTGCGCCTCTTGACCCCACTCCGGAGCGTTACAACCTGCCATTGGGCGGTGCGGCAATGAGCAGGAGCGAGGCATGAAAAAGGCTTTGATTGCTTTGGCATTGGCGGCATTGAAACCGCAGGTGCCTGAATTTGAGATTAAGCCTACCCGCGTGGGCAATCTGAAACAACATCCGAGCCTGCGCTTGGGTAAATCAGGCGTGGCAGCCGCGAAACGCGCGGCGCGTAAACGTAAGAACCGTCGTTAGTTATGGGACAGGTTGCGTTTTACGAAAAGATGATTGAGCAATGGTCGCGCAAAAGCCGTGAGGCAAGCGAACGGGCAGATTTGGCTGCATTTGAATTTGCGGAGAGCGAACTTGCCAATTATCGGGAAATGCTGAAACGGCATCTGCAAAACGGGAGTGTGAAATAAATATGCGGATTTTCGACATTTTTAAAAACCCTGCGACAGGCAATGTGTCGCACTCGAAGCTGTGGGCAAATATCGCCTGCGCAGCGGGTACGTTCAAATTTGTGATGTTGCCCGACCCGTCGGCAGAAATTTGGGCGGTGTATTTGGGCATCGTGGGCGGCTATGCGGTGGCACGCTCATTGGTAAGCGTCAAACGTCAGGAGGTCGAGAATGACGCTCAAACTGTTGACGAATAAATGGGTGCTGAGTGGCTTGGCTGCCATCTTAGTGCTGATTTTGGTGGCATCGTACAAGCAAGGGTACAAGACGGCATACCAAGAACAGCAGGCAGTCATCGATAAGATGGAAAAAGACAAGTCGGAAGCCTTGCGTCTGTCGGCGCAAAACTACGCACGCGAGCTGGAACAAGCCCGCGAGGAAGCAAAACAATCTGAAGCCAAGGCGCACGCCGTCGGCGTGGCTTTGGCACAAAAACAGGCGGAAGTCAGTCGTCTAAAAACGGAAAACAAAAAGGAAATATCACATGCGCTTACTCAAGACAGTCAAAAAGCAGGCGGTGGTTGTATTGACGGTTTTGGCCATCACGGGCTGCGGCTCTACAACCGCGCCCTCGGCTACGGAAATTAAAGTTGTCGAAAAGGCAGTCATGCCGACACCGCCCGCCGCGTTGATGGTCGCGCCGGTGCGCCCGAATCCTCCGAAAGATGGCAAGACGGCAACGCTGCTTGAGCATGCCGCTGAGTTTGGCGGCTATGTTGCCGAACTTGAAAATCAGAATGCGGCATGGCGAGAGTGGGTGGATAACCACTTGAGCAAAGTCGGCGACTAACAAAAAAGCCCGCGTAGGGCGCGGGCTTAGGGTAAAAGCGGATTTTATACCTCTTTTACAGGGGTCGCGGCGGTAGTGCTTTTCAGCAAATCGACTGCGTGCTGGCAGTTTTGCTTGCTGGTGTAGCCTTCGCCCTGAGCGATGATTTCATGGTTGGCTGCTTTCAAACGCCAACGGTATTCGCCTTTTGCGTCTTTATAGATTTCAAAATACATAAGGTTTCTCCTATGAATGAGTACACGTTTTCTTACCGCTTTGACGGCAAGTCCTGGTCATTGAGCATTTGGGCGGACAGCCCTGAAGAAGCCCGGGCAAAATTTCGGGCTGCACGGGAAAATGCGCAGTATGACGGCGAAGTTGTAACAAAGATTTATACATTTGTAAATATTTCGTGGGTTAAGAAGTTGTACAGACGGATAAAATATTTAATGGGTATCAAAGAATGACCTACCGTGAATTAGTTGAGCGTCAGTTGGCTGTGCGCCATGCCGATTTGGAATTGGGTTTAAGCCGCGCCCGCGAACAAGAGCCGTTTGTCATCCATGTTTCCAATTTGCTGGATAAGGCAGGGTTTGAATATACGGTACGAATGAATAAGGATTTTCAGACGACCTTTAACCTTGAATATCCAAATACAAACTACGACACCTTTAAGCGTGCAGTTTGGCAGACGATTTCGGCGTATTACTGCGTTTGTAACGATGGGGATGGACTCGAAATTTCCAGCAATCGCCCTGACGGCTACTCCGTCCGTATCGTATTCGGCGATGTGCCGGTTTAAGGGGTTTTAAATGGATTTTGAATTTGGTTTTAAAACCCTTTGGCCGATTGCGACGGCGGCGTTTTGGTTTTGGGTCAACGGCATTTCAGGCCGTCTGAAAGAGGCGGATAAGCGCATTGAAGGCCTGAAAGAAGAGCTACACGAAGTCAAGCTCTCTTATCACACCAAGCAGGACGCCCAAGCCGACCGAAAAAATATCGCGGCGTCTTTGGAGCGCATCGAAAACAAACTTGAAAAAATGAATGAAAAATTAGACAGGAAAGCGGACAAATCATGAGCGACCCGATTTTAGAAGCCTTGGCGCGTATCGAAGCCAAACAGGATGACCTGCTCGCCAATCAGGCGCGTATGGACGAGGAATTGCAGCAAATTAAGAAAGACTGCAAGAAATCTGCGGCGGTTTATGGCGGTCTCGGCGGCGTGATTGTAACGACCGGCTGGGAATTGTTGCGAGCCAAGTTCGGAGGCTGATATGGCACACCCGAAAGAAACCCGCGAAAAGCTGCGCCGACTGTACGTCAGCGACGGGCAGACGCTCGAAATCGCGGCGATGATGTGCGAAATCCCGACCGCGACCGCCCGTAGCTGGAAACGCGCCGCCAAAGAGACCGGCGACGATTGGGACAAAGTACGCGCCGCCTACACGCTGGCGGGCGGAGGTATCGAAGACTTGAGCCGTTCGCTGTTGGCGGGTTTTTTGGTGCAATACCAATCGACGATGACGATGTTGCAAGACACATCGGTCGAGGAGCTGATGCCGTCCGAGCGCGCCAAACTGTTGGCGAGCCTGTCCGACGCGTTTACCAAGACGGTGGCGGCGAACGCCAAAGTGATGCCGGAAACGTCGAAACTGGCAACGGCGATTGAGGTGTTGGAATTGTTTGGCGAAGTAGTCAAAGAGCGATACCCGCAGCACTTGCAGGCTTATGTCGAGCTGGTCGAGCCTTTGGGTGTGGAAATTGAAAAGAAATACAGGTAAGCGAAATGCAGAAGGTTGAATACACCCATAAGGGATGGTTTTTATTTTGTCCGATTTGGATTGCGAATTGGGACAGCGAAGTGCCGACAGTTGCGCCGCGTTATAAGCTGGAGCCGTTGTTTTGGCTCGCAGACCAGTTTTTTTACTTTATGTCCGCTATGAACGAAATGAAAACGGGAGAGCCATTGCCCTTTTGTTTCATGGTTAATCAAAAGCCGCTGAAAAAGCCGGTTGTCCACTATTACGAATAAAACATGAAGTCCAAAGAGTTTTTAAAGTCGCTTGCCGAATACGCCGCCCAACTCCGTCAAATCATTGAAGCGGAAGTGGACGGCTTTGATGCGTCGCCGGCAGCCATTGCCGAGCGTCGGTCGAAGGTTTTAGACCCGGTCAACGGTTACGAATATTTCGTGAATACCTACTTCCCGCACTATGTCCGCTCGCCTGAAAAGTCGCTGCTGCACAAGTTTTTATTTTCCCGACTGCCCGAAATCTTGAGGTCGTCTGAAGGCATCAACGAGGCAACCGCCGCCCCGCGCGGCGAGGCGAAATCGACGCTGGTTACGCAACTGTTTACGCTTTGGTGCGTGGTGACGGGGCGAAAGCATTACGCGGTCATCGTGATGGACAGTATCGACCAAGCCTATCCCATGCTGGAGGCCATCAAGGCGGAGCTTGAGTTCAACCCGCGCCTTAAAACCGACTTTTCAGAGGCTTGCGGACAAGGACGCGTTTGGCAGGCGGGTACGGCGGTAACGGCAAACGAAGTCAAAATCCAAGTGGCGGGCAGCGGCAAAAAGTTGCGCGGTCTGCGCCACGGTCCATACCGCCCCGACCTTGCCGTCCTCGATGATATCGAGAACGACGAACAGGTACGCAATCCCGAGCAGCGTGACAAACTCGAAACATGGCTGAAAAAAGCCGTCCTCGCCTTGGGCGGTGCTGGGCAGAAGTTTGACGTGATTTATATCGGCACCATCCTGCACTACGACAGCGTGTTGAACCGCACGTTGAACAACCCGTTTTGGCGCGCGACCAAGTTTAAAGCCATGCTCGAATGGCCCGACCGCATGGATTTGTGGGACAGGTGGGAGGAGCTTTACCGAAACGACGGCGAAGAGGTGGCGCAGGCGTTTTATCTCGCCAACAAAGACGAAATGGAACGCGGCGCGGTCACTTCTTGGGCGGCGCGTGGCGTACTCGCGCTGATGAAAATCCGCGCCCGCGACGGTCATGCGACGTTTGACAGCGAGTACCAAAACGACCCGGTCAGTGGCGAAGATGCGCCGTTTGCCGAAAACATCAAATACTGGTCGGAATTGCCGGACGATTTGGTGTACTACGGCGCGCTCGACCCGTCGTTGGGTAAAGCGGGCGCGGGGCGCGACCCGTCGGCGATTTTGGTCGGCGGTTATCAAAAATCAACGGGGCGTCTGTTTGTAACCGTTGCCCAAGTCAAAAAACGCCTGCCCGATTTGATTATCGAGGACGTGATCCGCATCCAAAAAGAGGCGCGGGTCAAGCCGGTATTGTGGGTGGTGGAGACGGTGCAATTCCAAGAGTTTCTCAAGGACGAGCTGATTAAGCGCGGGGCGCGGTCGGGTGTGCATATCCCCGTGCGCGGTATCAAGCCGTCATCGGACAAGATGTTGCGGATTGAGACCTTACAGCCGCATATGGCAAACGGGCTGATTTTGCTCAACCCCGACCAAAAGACGCTGATCAGCCAGTTGCGCCATTTCCCGAAATCCGACCACGACGACGGACCCGATGCGCTGCATATGCTGTGGATGGCGGCAACAACGGGCAATGTGTCAAACAGGGCGCGTGCGATTGATTTGCCTGCGCCGATGTTGGAGGTTTAAAGATGTGTGATGTGAGAGAACGTATAACCGCTCGTGAAAAAGAGCTGACAGAGGATGTCGAGTACCTCGAGCGTGGTTTGGATAAAGCGATTGCACATCTGCAAGAGGTTGTCTCCTGCTATAAGGCTGGGCGGCTATTAAATCTACATTTTATTGTCGCTGGAATTGAAGGTTTTTTGGCGGCTCGCGGCGAAGAGTATTGATTTTAAGGTCGTCTGAAAACGGTTTCAGACGACCTTTGGAGTAAGAAAATATGTTCGGATTGATTAAAAGCGCAAATCGGAGAACCGCCATCAAGACATTGACGAGCGCGACTGAAGACGCTTTGGAAAGCCTGTTTTCCAACATGGAAGGCACGGACGCGCTGCTTTCGCGCCTCGGTGTGGACAGGCAGCAGGCATTGGATGCGGTAGTAAGCGATGACGAGGTAGCTGCCTGTTTGGAGGATTTGCACGCGGCGATGCTCAACAAACCTTGGCGGATTTACGGCGAGGATTTGGGCGACGAGGATAAAGACCGCCTGTGGAAAACGCTTAAACGCCACCTGCCCGCGCTTGCCGAAATCGTCCTGACGGCGCGTCTGGGCGGATACGGTGTGGGTCGTTATGTCTATCAGCCAGAATCCGACGGCTTTTTGACGATTAAACACATCAGCAATAAAAGCGGCGAATTGGCTAAATATATCCCCTATCGCGACGGCTCGCTGGTGTATCGCGGCAGCGGCGGCGAAGAGGCTTGCAATACGGATGTCCTGTATCTCTTTATTGCCCATCGTGCGACCTCGACCAATCCTGCGGGCGAAATGGCGGCGGCGCGGCTGTATGCGCCGGTTGCCCTGCGTAAAAAAGGCTTTATCTATGCGGCACAATTCATCACGCGCTACGCCCAGCCGTATTTGATTGCCAAAATCCAAGCCAACGGCGAGGATGACCACAACAGCTTCATGAGCCGTTTTTATCGCTTTGTGAGCGGCGGCGCATTAAGCATCGACCGCGAGGACGATGTGATGATGCTGCAAAACAGCGCGGACGGTCAGGCATTCCGACATCTGGAAAACCTCGCCAATGCGCGTATCCAAAAAACGCTGTTGGGCAAGGTCAAAACCAGCGACCTTGAAACCGCCAGCCGCGCGAGCCAAGAGACCGAAGAAAACAACCGCGACGAGCGCATCGGCGCGTACCTTGCCCTTTTGTCCCGCGCCGCGCAGCACTTTATCGATGCGCTCGTGATGGTCAATAACGCCTACGGCAAGACCATCAACGCGCCCAAGGGCGTATGGTTTGAGTTCGAAGATGAAATCAAGGTTGATAAAACCCGCGCCGAACGCGACAAGATGTATATGGATACGGGTCAGCTCGTGTTGACCGAAACCTACTACCGCGACATCTTGGGATTCGAGCCGGAGCATTTCGAGCTGCGCGACCCGAAAACGTCGTCTGAAAACCCCGCGTCCGCCAAATTCAGCCTGCGCCTGTCTGACGGCCTTGCCCATAATGCGCCCGATACGGCGGAGCAGGCAATCGCCCGCCCGAAAATGGAAGCGGTGTTGGCTTTACTGGAAAGCTGCAAAGACTACGCCGAATTTGAGGCAAAGCTGTCCGAGCTTGATTTGAGCAAGGGCGACAATCTCTTGATCCAGCGTTTGGTTTCAGACGGCCTTTCGGCTTGGGCTGACGGAGCGGGCGATGGACGGGATTGAATACAGCTTCGCGGGGCTGGTCGATAAAGCCGCTTTCGCGCATTTCAAGGCTAAGAAAATCCTGCCCGGATTCAGTCATTACGATGTGTGGCTGTATCAACACAGCCTTGCCTTTACCGTCGCCAAGATGATGGACGCGGATATGCTCGCCGAAGTCAAAGACGCCATCGAATCCGCGCAGCAAAACGGCACGGCGTTTGCCGATTTTAAAAAGCGTTTAAAACCGTATTTAATGGCTAAAGGCTGGTGGGGCGAGCAAGTGATGACCGACCCGCTGGACGGCGAGCCGAAATTGGTACAGCTCGGCAGTACGCGCCGTCTGAAAACCATTTTCAACACCAATATGCAGACCGCCTTTGCGGCGGGACAGTGGCAGCGAATACGGGCAAACAAAAAAGCTCTGCCGTATTTGCGCTACAACCATTCCGCCGCCGGGCATCCTCGTGACAGCCATAAACGCTACTACGGCTTAGTTCTACCGGTTGACCACGACATCTGGAAAGTCATCTTTCCACCCAACGGCTACGGCTGCAAATGCTCGGTGTCCGCACTGACCCGTAGGCAGGCGGAGCGTGAGGGCATCAGCGGCGAGCCTGATGTGGATATGGTCGAGTTTACCAATCCGCGCACGGGCAAAACGGTATTGATTCCCGACGACATCACGCCGAGCTTTGCGCATAACCACGGCGACAGGCTGGGCGCAATGGACGCGCTGTTTGGCGAGAAAAACGGCGAAGAGGCGCTGTCCGCCATGATTGCCGAGCGCGAGGCGTGGCTGGACAAGCGGTATAGCGTGCCGTCTGACAAAGTGGCGGTGTTGGCTTTGCCGGACAAGGTATCGGGAAAAGAATTGCGCAGGCTGACAAAAGAGCAGTCTGCCAACAATACCAAAGACCACGAAGCGAGAGCTGCGGCAGCGTGGCAGGCTGAAACGGGAGACAGGCTGGAAGTGTTCGATTTGCCCGTGGAGAAAGGTAAGGGTCAAGCCGATTATCTGATTGTTTCAGACGACCTGCCCCGCGAGGAATGGGTAAAACTGGATTTTATGTTTACCGAAAATCCCGACCGTGCGGAATTGATGAACCGTTATTTTGCACACACCGCCGGGGCGTGGAATACTAAGGTTGAAAAAATTCAGGAGCATTTTGATAAAGCCGATATTGTCCCACTTGATTTACGCCACCTGAATGCGGCAAACCGGCATAAATTGTTGCAGTATGTGTTATCATTGCCGAAAGAACAGCGGGATAAAGTCCGCTTATTGGTAAAAATATCGGAGTAAGTCATGCCGTCTGAACTGTATGTCAGCCGCGAGGTAAAAGTATTTTTAGGCGGGAAAACCGCCCCGTCCGAATTGTTGGACTATCTGTACCCGCGCCTTGCCGAAATTGACAAGGAGGCAGCCGACCAAATGCAGGGCGAGTTTTCGGGCTGCGTGTTTTCGGTTGCGGATTTGTCCGCTGCGGCATTTGCCAATGTGTACGGATGGATACTTGAGGCGGCAGAAAAGTCCGAGTGGATTAAGCCGTACAAGTCCGATTTAAAAGCCGCACTTGACGCTGATCCGAGATTTAAACCTGTATAACCCGAAGGTCGTCTGAAACCGTTTCAGACGACCTTTTTTCATAGTCGCTCAAATTTCGCGTTTTGGCGCGTTTTATCGGTCGGGATAGGCAAAGGTATGTCCGAATGTTTAAAGTCAATCTGACGCAGCCCTAAAAGCCCTCTGAAAACGTTTTTTAAACCGCCGCCGTCTGCATTTTTGGATATGCCCTAAATTTGCGATTTTAGGCGGGTCGGATGCCAAAGATAGGCAAACCCCCGCCAGAGTCTTAAAAATCAATCTGACACGATTCTAAAGCGGTTTTAAAGTGGGTATTTTCATATTTTACGCATGAGGATTTTCAAAGGTCGTCTGAAACCTGAAATACGGTTTTAGGCGGCCTTTTGCATTTCGGACGGCGAAGTGAAGTCATGCCGCCGTCTGTTTGCCGTCATGCGTTGCACAATGGCGGCTATGAATACGAAAACATCACCCCTCAATATCAAATTGTCCGCCGCGCTGCCGGTTGCCTTGGCGACCCGTGCGGATGATGTGCGCACCTTTAAAGGCGTCGCCAATTCGGGCAAGCCGTTCGGCTACGGCGGTTATCAGACCGTCGTCGATTTGGCGGAGCTGTCGCACAAAGCGTCCGTCCCCGTCCTGCTGGAGCATTCGCCGCTGAAAATGGCGGGCGTGTGCAGCCTGTCGGTAACGGCGGACGGTCTGATTGCCGAGGGCAGTCTGTTGTCCAACGAGTTTGGCACGCAGATTGCCGAAGCCGCCGACCAAGGTTTTCCTTGGGAAATGTCGGTTTTCGCGCAGGCGGAATCCTACGAGGAGCTGGCGGCGGGCGCGGTATTGTCCGTCAACGGCAACGAGGTAACGGGTCCTGCGGTGATTTTGCGCCGCTGCACCATCCGCGAGGTGTCGTTTACCGCCGTCGGCGTGGACAGTGAAACGGAGGCGGTGGTGTTGTCGGACGGCAGCCCCTTGCCGGATATTTTTAAACAACCTTTGGAGTTATCCATGACACCCGAAGAAAAGAAAGCGTTTGACGACCTGAAAGCGGAAGTCGATACGCTCAAGGCTGAAAAAGCCGAAGTCGAGAAAAAGCTGAAAGAAGCCGAGGCGACCGCCAAGAAAAACCAAGTCAAGGCGAAATTGTCCGCCGCGGGCTTCAAGGAAGGCGCAGACGGCAAGTTTGAAGGCTTGTCCGACGCGACTATGACCGTGCTTTTGTCTGCCGATATTGCGGCGGCTGAAGCCATGATTGCCGATTTGGCGCCGAAAGCAGCACCGTCTGTCGTGCCGCCCGCACTGTTGAGCGAAGGCGCAGGCAAAGGCGAATCCGAACACACCGGCGAGGCGGAGGGCAAGTTCTCCGTCGCCAGCCACAAAGGCTTATTGGGAGGCTCTTATGTCTAAAGTCAAAACCGAAATCTTAGGCCCTGCTATTTCCGACTTTTTGAAATACGAAGCCACGCCGCAGACCCGCGTTGCCGTTGCCGCCGATGCCGGCACAAAGGCGGGCAAGTTTGTCGAGTACCCGCTGCGCGGCAAAAAGCTGGTGGCGCTGACCGACGAAGCCGACGGCAAAGTCATCGTCCAACCGCTCAACTGCGTCATCGACCTGTCAAAAGTCGCCGATGCGGATGTCAAAGCGGCTACCACCGGCAAAACCTTGGACGCGCTAAAAAAAGAAGGCGACGCATACGGCATCGTTTACCAAGGCACACCCGCCGCCTGATTTCAGACGACCTTTAAACCCGATTTAAAAAGGACACATCATGCCTTTATCCGATAACAGCAAGTTTGGCGTGCAGGCTTTGACCACCGCCGTCAACAAAATCGACCCGGGCGCAAGCCAAATCCGCGAGCTGGGCATCTTCGAACCCGAATATCTGACCACTACTTATGCCGACATTGAGTTCCAAGACGGCAAAGTCAGCTTGGTCGCCAGCAAAGAGCGCGGCACATCCGGTCAGGCGGTGGACAGCCCGAAACGCACCGTGCGCACCGTCAAAATCCCGCACCTGCCGATTCATGACGTCATCCGCGCCGACGACGTGCAAAACCTGCGTGCTTTCGGCACGACCCAAGCCGCAACCGTCATGGACAAGGTGAATGAAAAACTCGCCGGCGGCAAATCCGACCTTGAATACACCCGCGAACACCTCATGCTCGGCGCGTTGCAAGGCAAAATTTTGGATGCGGACGGCAGCGTGATTTTGGACATCAACACCGATTTCGGCGTTACACGCAAAACGCAAAATATCGAATTGTCCAAAGACACGACCGAAGTCGGCTCGGTATTGGACAAGCTCTTGTCCGAGCAACGCCAAAAATTCGCCGGTGCGCAAGTGCGCGGCTGGGTGGTGTATTGCGGCATCGATTTCCTGAACGCGCTCAAAAAGCATAAATCCATCTTCGAAGTGTACAAACGCTACGACGAGGCACGCGCCTACCGCGAAGGCGATACGCTCAATCCGACCGAATTTGTCCACAAAGGCATCCGCTTTGTCGAGTATGCCAACCATTTCGGCAGCGATGCTGACATTGCGGCAGACAAAGCGATTCTGCTGCCTGTTGGCCGCAACCTCTACAAAGAGTATTTCGCGCCTGCCGACATGAACGCGACCGTCAACACCCGCGCCCTGCCGTATTACGCCAGCCGCGAGAAATTGCAGCACGACAAAGGCTGGAGCCTGCATGTCCAGTCCAACCCGCTGCCGATTGCGCTGCGTCCCGAGTTGTTGGCAACGCTGACCATGTCTTAAACGGATTTCAGACGACCTTTAGGGCAAGTTTAAAGGTCGTCTGAAAACGGAGGGCGGCATGATTACCATCCAAGACATGATGACCCGCTTCGGCGAGCAGGAAATGGCGGAGCGGTCGAACCATGAAAACTACGAAACCATAGACGAAGCGGTGATGGCGGCGGCGATTGCGGACGCGGAAGAGGAAGCGGCAAGCTACCTCCGGGCGGCGAAACTGTTTTTTACCGACGACACCGCGCCGCAGGTTTTAAAAATCAAAGTCTGCGACATCGCCCGCTACTACCTCTACGACGACGCGGTAACGGGAATTGTCGAAGAGCGTTATCAGTCGGCGGTCGCTTGGCTGAAGATGGTCGTCAAAAATCCGAATATGTTGGACGAGAGCCGCGTATCGGATGACCGCAGGCCGTCAACGTGTGCCGTTTATGTCAATGCCGAAACCGATTTGCGGGAATGGCTGAAGGATTAAGCGATGCGGATTACGGTATCACACAATTTATCGCGCATCGCCCAAAGCCTGGGCCGTCTGTCGGGCAAATTGACGGGCAGCCTTGAAGAACCTTTGCGCGCCATCGGCGGCATGCTCGAAAGAACCACCAAAGACCGTATCCGTGAAACCAAAACCGCGCCCGACGGCAAACGCTGGGCGGACGTATCTCCCGCTACGGCGGCAGCCAAAAACGGTCGCAGCGGGATTTTGGTGGACCACGGCAACCTCTTGGCAAGCATTACGCACGAGGCATCGGCAAAAAGCGTGATTACCGGCTCAATCATGGGCTACTCGGTTTATGTGCAGGAAGGCACGAAAAACATGCCGGCGCGTCCGTTTTTGGGCTTGTCTTCGCAAGATTATCAGGACATCGACGAATTGATGTCCGATTGGCTGGAAGGATTGATTGTCTGATATGGCTTTAAAACAGCATGAAAACTTATTGGCGGTCTATCCCGAAATCCTAGGTCGTCTGAAAACCGTCAAAGGTATCAAGGCGGTCAAGGAAATCGGCGAACTTGCCGAGCTGCTCGCCCAAGGCACGGCGAAGCGCAAAGCCGCCCCGCTGGACGGCGCGGTCTATGTCGTTTACGGCGGTTCGACCTTTGCCGACGAGGCGAAAAACGGCAAATACCTGAAGTCGACACTGCACTTTACCTTCGTCCTCGCGCGCAGCTATACCGCCAACGGCAAATCTACGCTGTACGAGGTCGGCGAGACCCTGACGGCAATCCAACGGGCGTTTTCAGGCTGGGACGCGGGCGACGAATATGCCGTTACCCCCTTCCGCCGCATCGCCTCGCCATCCATCGAATACAACGACGGCTTTGCTTTTTATCCCATTTCATTCGCCTGCGACACCGTGCAGGCGGCAAACTAAAGGAGCTGCCACATGGCAAAACAAAACGACCACGGCTTAATCTTTGAGGGCGACGTCAAGGTACGCAACCTCAATCAGAAAGGCTCGGGCTTTATCGAAATCGGCAATACCACCGCCCTGACCACGCAGACCAGCGTGGAAACCAAAGAGCGCGTATCCAAGCAAAAAGGCACTTACGGCAGCGCACTCGACAGCCTGAAAACCGTCAAGCCCACCGAAATCGGCCTGAAACTCGACACCTTCGACAAAGACAACCTCGCGCTTGCCCTGATGGGCGAAGCCGCCGTCATCGCGGCTACGGCGGAGACCGTTACCGGCGAGACCGTGGCCATCGGCAAAAAAGGCATGGCGTACAAACTGGCAAACGGCAACATCGACCCGGCTACCGTCAAAGTCAAAAACAAGTCAAACGCCAATGTTGATGCCAAGCATTTGGACATCAATGCCACCTTGGGCATGATTACCATCCTGCCGGTCGCAGATACCGTCAACGACGGCGAAAACATCACCGTCGACTACAAAACCCGCGATTCCGGCGGCTATAAAGTGTCCGCAGCTACCTTGTCCCGCTTGGATTTGGAAATCTACGTCGACGGCCGCAACCGCGTTACCGGCGAGACCGGCATTCTGCACATCCCCCATGCCGTACTGGCGGCGGACGGCAGTATCGACTGGTTCGGCGACGACTTCAACGAAGCCGAATTTAAAGGCACGGCAGTGTTGGCTTCGGGCGAGACCTCGACCTATTCCTTCACGTCGTACAACAACTAAAGATTCGGGCGGCTTATGCGGATTGGCGGGTTCGCCGGTCTGGTCGTCCGATAAACGGCAAAAAGGTCGTCTGAAACGGGCTTCTGCGTGTAGGCGCAGCGGCGTGGAGTTTCAGACGACCTTTTTTTAAACGGGTTTTAAAACAGATTAGAACCGATACAGGGCTGATTTAATCAGGTATCCGCTGACGGCCATAAAGGCGAAAAATTCCAGCAGTTTCATGTCGCGGATGTGCGCCAACATATCGAAACCGAGATACAGCGCGGCGAAACCGAAGAATGCGCCGACGGCGAAAAGTATGGTTAGAGCGAGGGTTTTCATGATTTTCGAACCATTCGTGTAGAAAGTATGGATAAGTCGCACGGGAAAAATGGAGGTAGCTTTGGGAGTTTGTAATGTTCGGAAAATAGAACAAGCATTTTTTCATCGATCAAGTCTGCCTGCGAAACGTATGTTTCCCAGCTAAGGTTTCTCGTCAATTTGACTTTGGCTTCTGCTGCAATTCTAAGGTTTGATGCCCGCGAAGAAGCAGCCTGTAAAAGGATTCGGTACTTATTTCTAGGATTTGGTGTTTCAAATTTTCTCCACCCTTCCTTACGGGCTATTTCTTGGCATTTTTCCAATTTCTTCCATGTGAAATTTTCGTTATTCCGAAGCGTGCAGATATGGTCTGCTGCAGTTTGGGGAGTAGGAAAGGTGCACAGTACGTCATAAATTTGGTCGACATCAAACAGTGCGGACAATCTGTTTTCTGAAAGAATCTGGCGGATTGCCTGTTTGTAGTAGGGTTGCAAATGTTTCATATGCTGACTGTAAGTAAGATTATTTATTTTAAATAGCAAAGGTATCAAAATAATGGCGAATATTCAAGCAGGTTTAGAGATTAAAGCAGGCGTGTCCGGTGCCGAAAACATCGACGCGCTGGCACAGTCCATCGAGGCGGCGGGCATTGATACGGGCAAACTGACGGAAGAAGCGAAAGAGCTGGGCGCGACGCTGGCGAAAGCCCAAGCGCAACAGGCGGCGATTGCGGAATATAAGGCTTTGTCGGCGGAATTGGACAACACCGCCAAAGAAATGCGCGCGCTGGACGAGCTGACCGCGACGTTGGAGAAATCCATGCGCGGCGGCGGTACGCAGCAACAGCAAGCGGATTTGGCGAAACTGCGTGCCGAATCCGAACGGTTGGCAAGAAGCGAAACCGAGCTGACAGGCAAGCTGTATGCCGCCCGCGATGCGATGTCGGTGTCGGGCGTATCCGTCAAAAACCTTGCCGCCGAAGAGGCACGCCTGTCGTCCGAATCCGCAGCCGCAACGGCACAGCTAGACCGCCTGACTGCCGAGGCGCAAACCCTAAAAGCCATCGCCGATGCCAAAATCCAGCTCGGTATCGATACCGACGACAAGGCGCGTCAGGAAATCCAAAAGACCAAAGACGCTTACGAACTGCTCAAAGACAGCGGCACGCTCTCGCATGAGGAGCTGGCGCGTGCGGCGCAGTTGCAAGAAGGCAAGGTGCGCGAGCTCGAAGCCAGCCTGAAAGGCGTGAAGCCGTCTATTGCCGAGGTTGCTTCGGAGATTCAGGGCTTGGTCGGCGGTGCGGGCGGCTTGGCGTTTGCCACCCGCGAGGCAATGAAGTTTGAAACCGCGATGGCGGGCGTGCGAAAAGTCGCCGACGGCACGGACGAGCAATACGCCAAGCTTTCAGAGGAGCTGAAGAAAATGGGCGCGGAATTGGGCATTTCCGCCGCCGAAATGGCAGAGCTTGCCGCAGCGGGCGGGCAGCTTGGCATCCCGATTGAGAAATTGTCGGAATTTACCGCCATCGCGTCCAAAATGTCGGTTGCCTTCGGTTTGAGCGCGGAAGAGGCAGGCAATGCCGCCGCGACTATTGCCAACGTGTTCCAAATCCCAATCGGCGAAGTGGAAAAACTCGGCGACGCCATCAACGTTTTGGGCAACAATACCGCCGCTCGTGAAAAAGACATTGTTGCGGCGATGGCGCGTATCGGCGGTACGGCGAAACAGTTCGGACTTGCCGCCGACGAAGCCGCCGCGCTTGCCGACGCCTTTATCGCCTTGGGCAAACCGCCCGAAGTGGCGGCTACCGCCATCAATGCGCTGTTGCAAAAGCTGCAAACCGCACAAAATCAGGGTAAGGGTTTCCAAGACGCGCTCGCGTCCATCGGTACGTCCGCCGACGAGATGGCGGCAAACATCGCCGCGAATCCGCAACAGGCTCTGACCGAGTTCTTGCATAAACTCGAAGGCTTGGACAAACAAAGCCGCGCCCTGACACTCTCGCAACTCTTCGGTACCGAGTACAGCGACGACATTGCCCTCTTGGTCGGCTCGCTCGGCGAATATGAAAAGGCTTTGGGATTGGTTGCCGACAAGGGACAGGTCGTCGGCGCGATGCAAAAAGAAGTGGCAAACGCCATGTCCACCAGCGAGGCGCAGATTGCCAAAGCCAAGCAGGAAATCGTCAACGTTGCCATCGAAGTCGGCGAAAAGTTGCTGCCTTTGGTGTCTTTGTTGGCAAGTACGGTGGGCGGCGTTGCCGGTGCGGTCGGCACAATTACCGAAGAGTTCCCCGTTTTGACGCAGCTTGCCGCGCTGTTTGCAGCAGGCGCGGTTGCCGTCAAGGCTTATGAGGCGGCTGTCCGCCTGACGGGCGGCGCGGTATCGGCATCGTTTGCGACCCAGCGTGTCGGGATTGAAGCTACCAAAGCATCCCTCCTATCGACCACTGCCGCTGCCCGAGAGCTGGGCGTCGCGCTCAAATCTGCCGCGGCCGGTAACGGCTTTGGTAACGGAGCGGCTGCTGCGGGTGTGTTGGCGCAAAACCTTAAACTGGCGGCGGCCAATGCGGGATTGTTGTTTGTGGCATTTGAGGCGGGGCAGGCGGTCGGCTCTTGGTTGCGTGAAAACACCGATTGGGCAAAACTTTTCGGAGACAACCTTGCCCGTATCCCTGCCATCATAGACAGCCTGTTTACTACGGGCGGACTGGACAAATACCGCGAACATTTCAAAACCGAAGCCCAAATCAAGCGCGAGTTGGCCGAAGCAGATAAAAAGGCGCAAGAAGCCGCCGAAAAAGCCGCAGCCGCCAAAGCCAAAGCCGCTGAAGAAGAGGCAGCCGCCGTCAAAGCCCTGCAAGCCGAATATCGTGCTTCCGCTGCCGAGCAGGCGGCGTTGGAGCGCAGCATGGCCGCCTTGCGTGCCGACGGGCGCGAAAGCGGCGACTTTTATAGCGAGCTGGCGGTTAAGCTGGAAAACGTGCGCGATAAAACCGCCGAACTGAAAGCCGAGCTGGATAAGAAAAACATCAAAATCAGCGCGGACACGGGCGAACTTGCCGAAGCGCAGAAAGCCCTCGAATCTTTGGGGCTGACGGCTGAAGAAGTAACCACCGGCATGAGCAAAAAAGCGGCGGAAGGGATTGCCAACTTTTCCACCGCCGCCGCCAAGTTCGGCAACGATGCCGAGCAGATGTCGCGCTTGTTTCAGGCGGCGTTAAAGCAGATGGACAGCCCCGAGGCGGTCGAAAAACTGAAAGCCGCCTTGGAGGACGCGGGCAAGCAGGCAGGCATGACCGCCGAGGAAATCAAAAAAATCGGCGATGCCGCGCCCGTCGCGTCCGATAAGGTTGCCGACGCCTTTGCCAAAATCGGCGTGGACAGCAAAGCCGTAATGACAGGTATCAGCAGCGACGCACGTCAGGCGTTTGCCGACTTTAAGGACGCGTCCGAACAGGCGGCAGCAGCGGGTCAGAAAGATGCCAAGCTGATGCAGGCGGCGTTTGAGCAGATGATGGGCAAACTCAAAAGCAAGGAAGAATTTGCCGAGTTCCAAAACCAACTCAAAGCCAGCGGCGACGCGGCACTGTTGACACAGGAGCAGCTTGCCAAAATCGGCGAAGCGGCTGAAGGCAGTGCCAAAAAAGGCGGATCGGCTTACAGCAGTTTCTACGACGCCGCCGAAGAAACCATCAGGAAAGCAGAAGAAGCAGAGAAGAAGGCGACTGATTCAGCAGAACAGCACAGGTCGAAAGTTTCCGAAGTTTCCAAAGAGTACAACAATCTTAGCGAAGCGATGAAATCCGCCGCCAACGGTGCAGATTTCACCGAAATTTCCGTCAAAGCCAAAGAAGCGATGGAAAGCGGCGCAATCAGCGGCAAGCAGTACCAGCAGATTGTCGAACAAATCAAACAAAAAACGGACGAAATGAACGGCTCGACCCGGGCGTTTGGAGACACTGCGAAATCGTCTTACGGGCAGGCATCCAAAGCCGTTACCGACTACGGCTACCGGCTCAGTCAGACGGGCGGCTACGTCAAGTTCAACAATGAGCAGCTCGAATTGATGAACCAAAAATTCAGGGGCGTCAAAATCGGCATGGAAGCGACGCTGCAAATCGGGCGGATGAAGGACTACACCCAGCAGATTTACCTTGCCAACTCCGCCATGCAGCGGTTGAGCGACGCAACGGCGCAGGGTGCGTTGACGCAGGGTGTCCTGAACGATGCCGCCAATGCGGCCGCCCGTGCCGCAGACAAGCTGGGCAACACCGAGCTGACCAAGTTTCGTAATGCCATTGCCGACGCGCAACGCCGTCTGAACGCGCTGCGTCAAGAGGCAAGCGACGCGACGCGCGCCCTTGAAGCCGAACTCGCCGAACTCAACGGCAACGCCGAAGCAGGCTACGCTTTGCAGCAGGAGAAAAAGCTGCGCGAATTGAATCAGAAGCTGGCAAACGCCAAGCAACTGGGACAGGGAGACATCGCCCGCGAATACCAGCGTCAAATCGAGCTGCAACAGCAGATTTACGACCGCCAACGCAACAAACGCGCCGAATCAGCCGCGCAGGAACGCGCCCGCAGCCAAAACACGGCAAGCGGCAGCAACAACGCGGCACGCCAGTTGCAGCAAATCAGCAATCCGCAGGTCAACGTCAATACAGACGAGCTTAACCGCCTTTTGGCGCAACGCGACGAAGCCGTCGCCAGCAGGGCAGTCGGCAGCCTGATGACGCAACTGGAAAACTCGTTCAAGCGGACGAGTTAAATCAGACGGTAAATACAAACCCGACTGCAACCATGCCAAGCCCCGATTTTCGGGGCTTTTGCTTTAATGGGGTTTTATATTTAGGCAAAGGTCGTCTGAAATGGCCGATTGGATTTTAAAGCGCAAGGACACCGGCGCAACTGTCCGCCTGCCGCAGGATATGCGCTGGGAAGATGAATTTTCGTGGAATAAGGTGGCGCAGGCCGCGCCGCAACGCACTCTGTCAGGCGGATTGGTGATCCAGCAGGGAATCAAGGCAAACGGCCGCCCGATTACGCTGTCAGGGGATTGGGTATGGCTGGACTTGGGGTCTTTGCGCACTTTACGCGATTGGACGGACGTCCCCGAATTGGAAATGACATTGTCCCATTACGACGGGCGCGAATTTAATGTCATTTGGCGCACGCATGATGCGGCTTTGGGCAACGTTGAGCCGGTGCGGTACTCGACGCCCGAGGCGGACAGCGAGCGATACACCGCCAAACTCTGCCTGATGACGTTTTAAGGTCGTCTGAAAGCAGGTTTAAACAGGATTTAAAAAGGTTTCAAACATGGAAAAGACAACGCGCCTGACGCAACAGGATTTGCAGATTTACCCCAGCCAGCGCATGACCGACACGCCTGACGGCGGCGGGTTGATGGTGGGGCAGCCGCTGACGGGCGAGGATAACGAGATATTCCCGCCCGTCTCGGACGTTGACCGCACGATGGGCAGCCTGGACGCGCGCCTGCTCTACCCCGCCGTATTGCGTAATGATTCCGAGCCGCTCTATGGCGGGCATTTCGTCATTACCGAGCCGCCGACTTCTGAAAACGTGTCTTTCTTGGCGTTCAAAGCGCGAAACTACGGCGAGAGCCGCGCAGACATTATGCCGCGAATTGAAGCGTATTCCGTGCCGACGGTGGAGAGCCGCATGACGCTGATGGGGCGGCATTTGGCGGGCGTGCGCCTTGTGCAGGCATATCAGCGCGAAGAAGCCCCGCTGCCTAAAGTGGGCGAGCGGTACTGTCTGCAATATGAGGACAAAACCAATGCCAAGACCGAACGCATTACCGAATATTTCCGCATCGCAAACCTGACGCACGAAATGCGGACGTTTGAAATTCCCCTGCCGAGCGGGCAGACCAAAGAAATCCGCCGCCGCGTCGTCAAAATGGAGACGACCAACCCGCTGACGCGCGATTTCGATGGTGTGGACTACCCCGTCGAGGGCTATGCGGGCAGCAAGGTCAAAATTTTGGAAACGCAGGTCGCCGATTCGGCCAGCTATTACGGCGTCAAACCCGTTTCAGACGACCTCAAGGCGGGCGACGCATCGCTGACGGTAGCCAGCATCTACGAAAAGCTGGTTCCTACGTCGACAGTAGAGACACCATATGCCGACCAATATCCCGTCGGGGGCGATATGTGGGTGGCTGCCGCGCCTGAAAAACAGGTGTTTAGCGGGTATGTATCGGGCGGTACGCTGACGATGCCCCATTCGCTTTTGCCGGGCAGCATCAAAATCGGCAACTACAAAGACAATGCACAGGGGCAGTTGGTCTCCGGCGACAACATCATCCAAGCCGATTATGAAAAAGGCCGTCTGAGCGGCATTCCAAGCGGGACTTATACCGTTTCCGCCATCCCTGCCGCCAAATCATCGGCGGCGCGGTTTGCCTTTGCGGTTGAAATCAAAGAGACCAACCAAGGCACGGCGTTTGCGCCGCTGCTGACACCCGCCCCCGCCGCGGGCAGCCTGAAAGTGTCGTTTATGGCGTTGGGCGTTTGGTATCTGCTCGCCGATTCGGGCGACGGCGTGTTGCGCGATGAGGCAGGCAAAGCGGTAGGCACGGTGTCGTCAACCACCGGCTCTGTCGTGCTTAATCTGCCCGTATTGCCCGATGTCGGCAGCCGCCTTGTGTTCCAATGGGGCGGGATTTCGGGATTTGCGTCATCCGACGGCGGTAAGACCGGGACAGCAGCGACGCCGAAACCTGCCGAAAGCAAATGCACCTATGGCTTGGGTCATCCCATCAAGCCGGGTACGTTGGTATTGACTTGGCAGGATGGCGGCACCAAAACCGCCCGCGACGACGGTAACGGCAGTCTGACGGGCGATATGCAGGGGTCGGTGGATTACCTCAACGGCGTGATTTCGACCGAACGCTACATCAACAGCAACACGGTCGAGTACACTTGCGAAGAGACGCGCCGAATCAGCGCAAGTGTGGTCGGCGGCGCAGGCTACGGCATGACGGCGGAGGATAAAGGGGCGCATTGGGAGCTGGTATTCAAGGACGCTACGCCTAATCAGTCGGTCTTCAGGTTGGATGTCAAAGGGCAAGTATCTGAAGAGACAGAGTACACAGTGCCGAATTGGTATGGCGCAGCGGTTAGATAGGAGATGGAAATGGCGATTTCTGCCGGAAAAGAAATTAAATCAGGTACGGCGCGCATCAGCCTGCTCGCAGTCAAAGGCGGCTGGAAAGCGGGTAAAAACGCCGTGCAGGGTGTCCGCTGGGACGGCGGCAAGCTGATTGTGCCTAAATCCGCGTTGCGGGTGGAGGCGTTGGCTTGGGCGACCAAGTCTTATTCGACCTTGGGTGCCGCATGGCGCGCGCAGGAAAAAGACGCGACCGCCAAGAAAACCGTCGATATGTCCTTCAGCGACTGGAATGCGGAATTTTTGTCCGCCGACACTTCCCACGCCAAGCCCCGAAGCGGGCGTCTGGCAGGCGGGCTGACATTTAATGTCTTGATTGACTTTGACCAAGGCAGCACCTGCGTTTACAACTCATGGTCTTTTTCAGACGGCACGACCGAAATCGTCGAATACGGCGGAACGCTTTATAAAAACTGGGATGCAGCCAAAGGCAGCGGCGAAAATATCGGCACATTGTCCGCATCGGGCGAGGTTTCCATCAACGACTCTGCCATCAAATTCCAAAGCCTGAAGGTTACGGGCGGGGTCGTCCGTCTGCCGCAGGTTAAGATTTTCTCTTATGCAGGGCGTACCCCCGCCGCGCCGGTTAAGCCCGAGAGTTTTACCGTTTATGCCAACAACGGCGACATCGTCGGGCGTAGTAATGCCGAAGGCAACATCGAAGGCGGTATTACGGGGAAAATCGACTACGAGACAGGTTTCTACGAAATTACCCGCACCGCAGGCTTTTATCCCGAAGAGCTGCGATACAACGCCGTAACCCAAGACAACCTGCCCTTGGATTCGTCGATTATCGGCATCGATGCCGTGCGCCTGCCTGCCGACGGACGCGTCCCCGTGTTCCGCAAGGGCGACATGATTGTGATTTCCAACCGGCTCAAGCAGGATTTGGGCAGCGCGTTTACCGCCGCCCAGAAAATCACGCTCAACCGACAAAACCTAGACCGCCTCTGCTTGGTCGACAGCAAGGGCAAGCACGTCCTCGCCGAAAAATACACGGCAGACCTTAAGGCGGGCAGTATTACCTTCGGCGAGCCGTTGGACTTGTCGCAATACACCCTGCCGCTGACCGCCGTGTGCGCATGGGAAGAAGAAAACCGCATTACGGGCGTCGATATTTCGGGTCGTCTGAAACTGCAATTTGCCATATCGCGCGCCTACCCCAAAGCAGGGACTTACGTTTCGTCTGCCCTGATCGGCGGCGATTTGCTGGTACGCGCGACCGAGCCTTTCTCGCAACAGGCATGGGATAATGTTTGGGCGGATTCGCGCCGTGGCGATCCGATTCTGGCAAAGGCCAACGTCAAAGACTACCCAATCAAACTCACCAGCAACGGCGCGATTACCGAGCGTTGGCTGATTAGATTCACTACTGCCAACCAGTTCGAGCTATACGGCGAGCAGCTGGGCTTGGTCGCCAAGAGCGATACCCTGACCGACCTCGCCCCCGCCAATCCTGCTACGGGGAGACCGTACTTTACGATTAAATCGACAGCGTTCGGCGGCGGCTGGTCGACTCAAAACTGCATCCGTTTCAACACCCACGGCACGCCACTGCCTGTGTGGATTCTACGAAGTGTCCAGCCCTCGCCCGACAGGCAGGAAGGGCGCGACGGCTTTACCGCCTGCCTGCGCGGGAATACGGTGGCTGAGTAGGAGGCAGATAAGCAAAAGGTCGTCTGAAACTTGGAATCATGGTTTCATACGACCTTTTTATACCGATTGTTTATTTTTAATGCCGTTTATTTTAGAATATCAACGTCATTAACCAATAAGACAAAAGGGAAACTATGAATCTTATTACTATTATTGTTATCGCAACCAGTATTTGGGTATTGATTGATGCTCAAACGATAGGCGTTAAAAAAGGACAGATTCAAGGGATGGGTAATATGGGACCGATTAGCTGGTTTCTTGCCTGTTTGTTGATTTGGATTGTCGCCTTCCCGTTTTATTTAGCCAAACGCGGCGAGTTTAAGCGTATTAATGGCAAATAAGATACCCGACTGCAACCATGCCAAGCCCCGATTTTCGGGGCTTTTGCTTTAATGGTACTTTATATTTGGGCAAAAGGTCGTCTGAAATGTCAAATACGGAAAGAGTGCCGGTCAAGGTTTATCGTTGGGATGACGAAGGTGCGCCGCAGGTACTGCCTGCGGAAGGAGATATTAAAACCATTTTAAAAGCCTGTTTGGTAACGGGCTATGGCGAAAACGAAAACCGCAAAGAGCCGCTGGGATGGGAAATGCCGTTTGAAAATGGCAATGCCGCCTGCTTCCGGAGTACGCACGAAAAATCAACCAAATGGGCGTTAGGCGTATATGGGTCTGTCCAATATGGCGGGTGTGAGGTTGTTGGGTTGAAAAATCCGACATCTGCTAAGACCGGTGCGAAAGAGGCAGTCTTTGCCCAATACGGGCAACCCCGGAAATTCATGTATGCGTCTGGCCGGCGAAATGCCAAAGAGCCGCTCCAATGGGTTGTGGTTGGACATGCCCGCGCTTTTTGCCTGCTTGTCATTAATGCCAATTTTTCGTCAATGTGCGGGAATCTTTATTTTGGAGATTTCCCCAGTTTTGCTCCTGCTGATGATGGCAACTGTGTAATATCGATGACAACATCTAGCTCTTCTGCATTGGATTTAGGGGCCAACTTACAACAATGTTTTTTAATGGAGGAGTATTCGGGCAATATTTTGGGGCAAGCCGAATTATTGAGTCGGATGGGTGTAAATAATAATGCGGCAGTTAACTATCCAAACCCTGTAACAGGCGGATTTTCGGCAGAAAATATCTTTATTTTTGAAAAGGATAAGCAAAATAAACATATGTTACGCGGTCAGTTGCCCGGATTCAAATTTACGTTTGAGGCAATGCCTTTGCCGACTGTTGTCCCGTATGGTCAGGTTTATAACAATCTCGACGCGACCCGTGATGAATGGATGTATTTTAAAACGGTTAATAATTTGGGGATGTTGGTAAACCTGACGGCTTGGGATTTGTGATGGCAAATATGATTTTGGATAGCGGCCTTGTACATTCGCCGCATTATAAATACGGCGGTCGCGGCTACATCGCCGGCGAAGCCGAGGGTATTGTTACCGTCAACGGTCAGCCCGCATCGCGGCGGATTTATCTTTTTGCCCGCCCGAAGATGGAGATTGTCGCCGATACTTGGAGCAAAGCCGACGGCAGCTACCGCTTCGACCGCCTGAAGGAGGACGAGGAATATCTGATGGTGGCGACGGACCATAAAAAGCAATACGAGCCTGTCTCCTATGATTTCATCAAGCCCTTTGTCGATACTGACGGCGGATAAGGTCGTCTGAAATGTCTGACGATAAATCCAAAACCTATGCTGATTCCGCGCGGATTCCGCTGCCTTTTGGGGCGTTAATTGCGGAGCGTAAGCCGTCAAACCGACTGCCGATACCGTTTACCCGTCCGTTGCGCCATATTGCGGCAGGCGGGGCGGTTGCGCCGATTGAGCCACCCAAGCCTAAGCCGCCCGAGCCTTACGCGCCTCCGGCAGGCTATGCCGCCGTATCGGGGGAATGGGGGTTTGTTCTGCATGCGGTTGGGACGGGGGCGGCCTGTTTGACCGGTGGTTTTGCCGGAGGTAATGCGGCGGTCGGAATGTCGGGTGTGTCGGTCGAGGCTGTTGACGTTGCCCATTGTTTTCAGACGACCTTTGAGGGTATGGCCGCGCTTGAGGGTCGTCTGAAAGCGCAGTCCGAGCCGTCGTTTGCAGTTTCGGCTTGTGCGTCCGGTATTCAAAGCGGCATGGACGGGCTGGACGGCTGCTCCGGCGCGAACACGACAGCCAGCCTGTTTTTAACGGGCTGCGGCGGCGATACGCAGGCGGCGCAGGCGGGCGAACTATTGGAAACTTACGCTGACAGTACGTTTTCAGACGACGCTTTGTTGGTCGGCTGTTTGCAATCGGACATCCTCGCGGCAGCGGATTTGGCGCGTTGTTTCAGCCCTAAATCTCTGCCCGCCGTTACCGTACCTTGCGAATACTATGAGATTCCGGTCGAGCCGGAACCCGTTCCTGAAACCTACGTCTGTGGCATCCGCCCGCCGTCAAACCGCCTTGCTTTGCGGTTTTACCGTAAAAAAATTGCGCACGACCCGCGCTATATCCCGCTGCCGTTCGCCTGTTTCGACACGGCAAAAACCCCTGTTTTAAACGGATACATCATGAAAAACACTGTCAAAGCCACGGCGGACGGGCAGCCGATTGAGTTGTTTACCGCCTCGTTTACCGCCGATACAGGCGGCTATTGCTGGCAAGGCAGCCTGACCGTATCGCCCGAGGATTTCGCCAAAATCAACCCCGACGCACGCGCAAAGGGCGAGGAAGCGCAAATCAAGGTGCAAATCAACGCGGACACTTTTGTCATCCTTGCCGAGGATTACAGCGACAACCGCCGCTTCGGGCAAAAGAGCTATACCGTAACGGGCAGGAGCGTTACCGCCCGCTTGGGCGCGGATTACGCACCGAAAGGCAGCGGCACATACCGCAACCCTATCTACGCGCAACAAATCGCCACGGAGGTCTTGAGACCGACGGGCGTGGGTTTGGACGGATGGACGATGGCGGATTGGCTGATTCCTGCCGACGTGTACGCATTGACGGACAAGACGCCGATGGCGGTATTGCAAGAGCTGGCGCAGGCTGCAGGCGGGTTTATCGAGAGCGACCGCGCCAAGCCTGCCCTGAGATTTAAGCCGAAGTGGAAATCGGCAGCTTGGGAGGTGGCGCAGGCTGCGGCAGACGTTACCGTGCCTGCCAGCGTAATTTTCGGCATCAGCGGGCAGCGCAACGTGTCCGAGCGGGCAAACGGGATTTATGTTTGGCCGAGCCATAACAAGGGCAAGGGCGCGGACGTGTACCGCAACGGCAGCAACCGCGAGCCGCGAGCCTCTGCGTTGACCCACGCGCTTTATACCGACCAACCTGTTTTGCTGGCCGCAGGTGTTGCCGCCTTGAGCGCGACGGGCGTCCACAAGCGCGAGACCGTATCGCTGCCTGTGTCAGACAAATACGCCATCCCTATGGCTAATTTGGGCGAGATTTGGCAAATCAGCGAGCCGTCGGGCAACTGGCAGGGCGTGGTCGTGGGCGTATCAATCGAGGTCAAAATCGAAAACGACGCGCCTGTCGTTACTCAAAATGTAAGCATCGACCGCTATTTGGACGATTAAAGCCGCTTTAAAAATGCTTTAAAGGTCGTCTGAAAGCCATGTTCAGACGACCTTTTATCTATTTGTTGGGGGTAACAAAATGACCAATCTGTATCAAAACCTGACGGCACTGCTCAACCGCGAGCAGCGCGGCATCGCCAAAATAACAGGCGATTTGGGCGGCGGCTCATGGGCGGCGCAAACGCAAAGCGGCGGAAATATCGTTTTAAGCGGTCAGACTGCTTTGAATCAACGTGTTTTCTACGACATTCGCACCAACCGCATCATCAGCCAAGCCCCCGATGCTGCCGTTTTGGAGTTGGGCGTGTAGTGTTGAGTGCAGGCTCGCCGCCCGTTCCTCGCGGAAATAATTCGTAAAATTATAATTATTTATAAGGAGTTGTCATGAAAACGGAAGTTCTTGGGATTAGCGTGGGCGATGTTTTGAAGTATGAGGCAACACAACTGACCCGCGTCAAAGTGAAAGCAGCGGAAGGTACCAAGGCTGGCAGTTGGGTTGATTTTTCGCTGCGCGGTGCAAAACTGGTGGCGTTGACCGATGAACAAGACGGTTACGTTCTTGTGCAGCCACATAACTGCATTATTGACCTTAAATATTGTGCCAAACCTAAGAATCTTGATGAGATTTTGCAGCAAGGCGACCGTTGCGGCATCCGTTATTTCGGGGTGCCGACGGCGCAGGGGCAGTCTCCGGCAGTAAGTCCAAAACCCGCGCGACCGCCCGCACAGCCTGAGCCGCCACAACCCATAGAACCTCCTGCACCGGTGAAGCCGTTGGTGCGTAGTCTTAATTTTTTTGGGGACTCAACGAATGCGAGACTTGGCGACCAAGCTATTAATCTCGCTAAAGCGGATAATTTGCCAGTTATCAACAACGCCCAAGGCGGCAGCCTGGCATCCTATGCGCTTATGTCGATGAACGGCAGCCCTGTTGAAATTAAATTCAGCGTTGACACGATTCCTGCGAAGGGCCGGAATGTTTTTATCGATGCCGAACTGGTTTATGGTGAGGGTGTGACACCATTTAGTTTGCATTCGACCATTGTAATCATTGGAGACAACATCGAAGCATCTGTCGTGGGACAAACTGCAAATGTCAAAGTCTACCCACGTGACGAACAGGCTCACAGCATCGTTGCTGGGAAGCGATACCCGGTCAAACTTAAAAACAATGGTGGTACTGATGGCATCTGCGTCCTTGCCACTGGCAAAAACGATGTTAACGGCGCTAACTGGAGCAATTGGCAGGCAGCGTTAGAACGTGTTAAAGGATACATTCAAAAATGTATTGCCCTTGTACAACCAAAAGATGCACCTCGATATATTATCTTACCTATTTGGGCTGATAACAAACCAGGCTGGTCGCAAGAAGAACATCCTTACCGTCATCAGCTTAAAGATGAGCTAAACAATTGGATACGCACAACATACGGCGCAAACGTATATGACATTGAGGCTTATATGCTGTCAGAGCAGATTTGGACGGATACTGGAATCACGCCAAATGAGGCTGACAAACAGGCTCAAAAAGACGGGATTATGCCGTTATCTCTGTCTTATGACGGCGGTGCACATTTCTTGCCTGCTGTCGAGGCTGTTATCGCTGGCAAGATTATTGCCAAAGCAAAAGAGTTACATTATTTGTAATGGTTAAAAATAAAAGGTCGTCTGAAAACAGGCGACCTTAGAAAGGAGATTGAAAAATAAAGTGGGACGGCGACGTAGCGGTGCGGCAACACCGCTACGCCAGCCAAGCAGTTCGCGCCTGCATTGACTTCTAAGGCCGCCTTAGTCTCGCGAGACCGAGGCATTCTATCTGATACAGGAGTGGATGCAAATGCAAATTTATCGGGAGTTACGCTGCAAATTTTGCGGCAAATTGCTGGCAAAAGGCAGCGGCTGTGTGCAAATAAAATGCGCTCGTTGTAAAAATATCAATTCTTTCAGCTAATTAATAAATCAAAAGAATGCCTTTGAGCATCATATTTAATCTGATTTAGATCATCGCGAATGCCATAATTTAGGAGTATATATGATGCAAAAAATGCAACAGACATTACCTATTATCCCCTGGATGGGTGGCAAACGTCGTTTGGCAAAACATCTTTTGCCTATGTTCCCCGAGCATTCTTGTTATGTCGAGTTGTTTTCCGGTGGCGCAGCATTGTTCTTTATGCGCCCGGTTCCTGCAAAAGTTGAAGTGCTCAACGATATCAACGGACAGCTCATCAATCTCTATCGTGTGGTACAACACCATTTCGACGAGTTCGTCCGTCAGTTCGAGTGGACGCTGACCAGCCGCGAGACATTCGCCTGCCTGCAAAACACGCCGCCCGAATGCATGACAGATATTCAACGCGCCGCTCGCTTCTTCTACCTTCAGCACAACGCCTTCGGCGGCAAAACCGTCCAGCAGCATTTCGGGACAGCTACCACGTCAAAAGCGTGGGATGCATCACAGATTGAGGTTAAATTAAAGGCTGCTAAAGACCGTTTAAAAGGTGTTTGTATAGAGCATGAGTCGTGGGAGCGTTGTTTAAAACGATATGACCGCGAGCACACTTTCTTCTATGCTGACCCGCCATATTGGCAAACGGCAGGCTACGATAGTGCTTTTGATTGGTCTCAATATGAGCTGCTGGCAAAGGCAATGTCATGTTATCCATCAATGACCACCCTGATATAA